GTCTTAGAATGTCAGGAAGTACTGCATTAACAGGTAGTATTTTCCAAACAGGATCATTTAATGTAACAGGTAGTACTATGTTATCTGGATCTTTAAGTATTACTGGTAGTACAAATATAATTGGTGCTATAAGTGCTAGTTCAACGGCGCAATTCAGCAGTTTAGGGGTTAATACTGCTCCTTCAGGGGTTGCCGGAGCTATATTAGCAACAAACGACGTTGTAGCATTTGCTTCCTCAGATGAAAGATTAAAAGAAAACTTAGAACCAATTGGAAGTGCAGTTGAAAAAGTAGAACAAATGACAGGTTACACATATAACTGGATTCCTATGGAAGACATTCATGTATATGGTGATATGAAAGATATAGGTGTAATTGCACAAGAAGTTGAAAAAGTATTACCTGAACTAGTTTCAGATAGAGAAAATGGATATAAAGCCGTAAAATATGATAAATTAACAGCAGTATTAATCCAAGCAGTAAAAGAATTATCTAATAGAGTTAAAACTCTTGAAGGAAATAATTAATTTTATAAAAAGTTAAAAGAATATGGCAGTACCTAATAGTGGTCCCTTAGGACTAAGAGCACAAATAGGAGAAGAATTTTATGGAAATGCTACTGGTAGTAATATTTCAATTCATGAAATGTCAGTAGCCGAAGGATTCTCAACTCCAGATAATTTTTCTGAGTTCTATGGATATACTTCAGTAGTTACGATTACATTAGATGGAGCTCAATCTAGAACTGGATCCCCAGGAGCAAGTGGTTTTGGTACCATGACATATGATGTTACAGCTCCATCTGGTCGAGGATTTACAAATTCGGATGCAAACGCTGCAGCATTAAATTCTGGGTTACCAACACCAACTTTTTCCGCTAACTTTAGTAGAACTGGTACTTCAAATGGAAGATGGTATATAGGTACACCTGATGGTAATTTCCCTCTATTGAGTTATGCACTTCAGTCAAGTGATTGGTCATTAAGTAACCCATCAACACCACTATATACATTATCAGTAACGTTTAGTGGAACTTATAGTGGAACTTCAACCTCAACAGTATTCCAAGGAGAGACAGCCGGAGTAGGCCGTAGTCAATCTCACTCTACAGTAGGACTTTTATATAGTAATGGTGCAAACGTTCCTAGTTTAAGTTCTACATTAACTGCAAACCCTTTTGGAGGAGGTTCAACAACACAAGGTGCTAACATTAATAGAACTATGAATAGCAATTTCAGTGGAAATGCTACTGTATTTGCCCCAGGTAATGATACATGGGCAAGAGCACCATCGGGATGGGTAGCTACTCCACCATGGGGTAATCCAACAGGAGTGGTTCAAAATGGACAAACTTTCTTCCAAATTTATTATCCTGATAGTACAAATACAGACCCTAGAGTTTCAGCACAACTTAGATTCAATGGACCATTTGGTCAAGCTCAACAAGGTGTGCCTATTACAATAGGGAATAATAACCAATTTAGACAGCAAAGTTTACCAGGTACAGGTACTTTTACAGTATCTCTACATAGTAACCACCCACACGCACCAGACATATCACAATCACCAGCATATCCATATGATTAATAGAAACAGAAAAATATAAAAAATGAACGTAATTCATCATAAATTAAGTAATTTTGTATCAGAAAGTGGATATAATAATTTTACAAGTCACTATTTAACTGTAGAAGGACAGGAATCTGGAAGTCTCTGGATACAAACCACAGATAGTACACAACAAGAATTAATAGCTCTTTATGTCACTAGTGGATCAAACGATGATATGCATGAACTTAGCATTGCTTCAATAGAAGCAGGTTATAGTGCTAGTGCTGGATTGTAATTAATCTAAAATTATAAAAAAATAAGGAATACATTTGTATTCCTTTTTTGTTTTCGTATATACATTTAATATTTATATTAAATAATTCGTTATGGCAATAAAACAAACAAAGGTAACAGAGGAAGAGTTAAAAGAACTAGAAAATTTTCAACAAAATATTAATCTTATAACCTATCAACTAGGACAATTAGCGTTAAGAAAGTTGAATTTAGAAAAAGAAGAAGAAAATTTGGAAATACAATATGACCAAATACTTCTAGAAGAAAAGGAATTGGGCGACCGTCTAAAAGAAAAATATGGCACTGCTCAAATAGATTTAAAAACAGGTGAAATTATACAACCGGAATAGTGTTTTTAAACTCTCCTCATATATTTATTATTGATAAAATAACTAATAAAAATGGCTGAAACTTTATTATCCCCAGGAGTACTAACACGTGAGAACGATCAATCACTAGTTACTCAAGGACCCGTTGTTGCAGGCTTAGCTCTTCTAGGCCCAACTGTAAAAGGTCCTGTTAATATTCCAACAGTAGTAACTTCATATAGTGACTACAAAAACAAATTTGGTGGTTCATTTGAAAGTGCAAGTATAACTTATGAATACTTAACTTCAATTGCAGTAAATAATTATTTCCAACAAGGAGGTGAAACTGCTTTAGTAACTAGAATTGTATCTGGTACTTTTGCTCCTTCAACTGCTAATGTTAGAGCACTAATGCACGCTGATTCTTCTTCATTTCAACTAGAGACAATTTCTCAAGGTGAAATAATGAACAACTCAGGTAGTGTATCTACAAGTGGTTCATTAGTAAGCGGTTCTTCTGAAAACGTACGTTGGGAAGTAGCAAATGTCGATTCAGGCAGTGGTACTTTTAACTTATTAGTACGTAGAGGAGATGATAATACTAAAACAAAAACAATATTAGAATCTTGGACAGATCTATCATTAGATCCAAATTCTGTTAATTACATTGAATCTGTAATTGGAAATCAAGTAAGAAATTTAGATACCGATAGTGATTCGAATCAATTTATTCAAACTACTGGATCCTATATTAATAACAGCCGTTATGTAAGAGTATCTTCAGTAGGATTACCAACATTAAACTATTTGGATAATGAAGGAAACTTTAAAAGTGAATTTACTTCATCTTTACCATCAATAGGAAGTGGATCTATGAACGGAGCATTTATTAATGGTGCAGGTAAAGTTTATGGAGGTGGTGCAAATGGAAATACTCAACTAAAAATGTTTAATGAAATTGATATTTCATCAATCCAAGGTTTAGAAGCTTCTTATTATACATCATCATTAGCTTTATTACAAAATCAAGATGAGTATGATTATGAAATTTTAACTATACCTGGTGTAACAATTCAAAATGGGTTAGTTGCTGTAAATACAGCAATTGATACAGTTACAAATAGAGGAGATGCAATCACAGTAATTGATGCAAGAGATTATGGTTCAACCCTTAACCAAGCTATAACATCAGCAGGTACTGTTGATACAAGCTATGGTGCTACTTATTGGCCTTGGGTCCAAGTACAATCAGGGGAAACTAATAAATTAGAATTTGTACCTGCTTCAACAGTAATACCGGGAGTTTACGCTACAAATGATAGATTAGGCGCTGAATGGTTTGCCCCAGCAGGGTTTAACAGAGGTGGTTTAGGTGGTGTAATCCAAACAGAAAGAAAATTATCACCAACAGATCGTGATAAATTATATTTAGCAGGAGTTAATCCATTAGCTACTTTCCCAGGACAAGGAACAGTAGCATTTGGACAGAAAACACTCCAAACTAAAGCTACGGCTTTAGATAGAGTAAATGTTAGAAGACTATTAATCGAATTAAAAAGAGTAGTTGGAAACATTGGTGATACATTATTATTTGAACAAAATACAGCTGCAACTAGAAATAGATTCTTAAATCAAGTTAATCCTTATTTAGAATCAATCCAACAAAGACAAGGATTGTACACTTATAGAGTAGTGATGGACAATACTAATAATACAGCTGATGTTATTGATAGAAACCAAATGGTAGGACAAATATTTATTCAACCAACTAAAACAGCTGAATACATATTATTAGACTTTAATGTAACATCAACAGGAGTTGAATTCTAAAAAATTAAAAAGGCAATATTTATAATAAACAATAGAAAATGGCAGTATTAGACCCTAACGAAATAATGTTCACCGCCTTTGAACCAAAAGTTCAAAATAGATTTATACTATACGTAGACGGTGTACCAGCATACTTAATTAAAAATGCTACAGCACCTGGATTTGAAGC